CCCGTCTGTTATGGTGACGCTTCCAACCGCTGAAGTCATCTGTGGGCTTGTGACAGAAACTATGGTTCCTGCTAAAGCAGTGACACTACCGCCACTAGCGGCTAGTCCAGTAAAAGCTACATCTTGGTTATAACCGCCCCTGTTATATCCTTGGGTTATTTGGTTATAACCAGTAAAGAATATGGTTACATCAGCCATTAGGTCTTGCTTTCCTCAATGCTTCTTTGCCTCTCTTTGCAATAGCTGCTTGTTGTTTTTTCCCAGCCGCCTTTGCCCTTTGCTCTAACACCGTCAAAATTTGTATTTTTCTAGCAAATGGTTTCTTAATTTTTTTTACTTTCTTTACTGTGTCCCTTGCATCCTGAACACTAGCGTATTTGATTCTTACAGTGTCTTTGGGGTTTTCGTCGGTGTATAGTCTTCTGCCAGAACCTTTCGGTTTCTTGCCTGTACCTTTTTTTGGGTCAGCCATTAAGCAATCCGAATGATTGCATTACTCGCATCAGCGGTTGGAAACTGGATAGTAAAGTCACCAGTTGATGAACTTTTATCTGCACCAAAGTCCAAAATAAGAACAGCCCTGTTTGCTGATCCTGCTGTGGTAGAAGAGTTGTATATCATTGCGCCTCTAGCAGTGATTGTAGAACTAGAGAACGTCAGATCTGCAAAGTCCGTCAAAGCGGTGGTGCTTGATGTAGAAGGTGTTACATTTGTTAACGCTGAACCACCAGAACTATACCCTGTGCCTGACGCTTCGTTGCTTGTTGTAAACGCTGTTGTAGCCGCTCCCAAACTAGCACTGCTGGTGTATAAGGCTAACTTAAACGTATTGCCTGATCCTGTGGAAGTCGTAGTTCCCCCACCACTCCCATTAGTAAAATTGTGTATTCCTTGAAGTAGTTCCTGCTTGAAACTGGTACAAACTGCTTGACTGATAGCCATTACATTTTCCTTAAAATTTGTGCGATATCTTGATAGCCGCCTTGTTCACATTCAGCAATTAGGTCAGTCCTGCTACTATTGACTGCTTCTTGCATGTAATGCCTTACCACATGAAATACTTGATCCTTAAAAGCTTTTGCCTGTTCCTGTATGACAGGATGGCTTTGGGAGCCAACACTAACAATAGTGTTAGTTGCTCTCTCTGCCCAATGATCTAATGATATCCCCTCGTTTTCGGTAGTGACTACACTCACATTACCTACCTGAGATGTGCTGACTTCTAACATTATGTCCTCGCTTTTCTAACTGCGCCTGACCTGTAACTATCTGTCGTGTCGTAACCCTCGCCTAATGCCTTGAGGTTTTTAAGCGCATCATCATATCGAGCCACATAAAGCTGCATCAAGTCAGGCTCTCCTTTGAGAAAGGTGTACGCTTCTACTAAACAACCATACAAAAGAGTGGTTTCTGCGTTTGTGCCTAGCCAGCTTGTGCCTGAAGAGGATGCGGTGATTGACTCTGGTTTATAGAAATAATGTAACTCTGCGGTAAAGTTTGCGTTTGGAGTCGGGCCTAAAATAAATGTTTCGGCATCGAAAAGTGCATAATACTTAGGCACACTCTCTGTTGCAGATACTGGATACGCCTCTCTTATAAAGTTTACGTCTTTGAAAATTAAGAACTCGTAGCCACTGTTGTCTATTGCTAACGAGTAAGGAGCAAGGAAGTCGGTGGGAGCCTGCAAATATTTATTGCCATCACTTGTTTGACCTGTGACGTTCTTCCTAAAATCAGGCAACTGAACGGCTTTTAATATTCTATCTTCTGCTTGCTTTATAATCGTGGGCAAATTGTTAACAAACGTAGTCTCGTCTGTTTCTAAATAATCCTGTATTGCAGTTTTAAGTGTTGTGAATGTCCATGCCATTAGCTTGTTACCACCTTCACTGTTCCTGATTCTGCCGTAATGTCTAATCCCACAGTACGACTGCCTAGTTGGGTAATCCCTCCACCTACAGGGTCAAACGCAAAAAACTGCCTACTATTATCTAAGGCTCTGTCTGGCCTTGGGTCTCTTAGTGATCTAGGATCATCTACCTTTACTTTGCCAAGCTGCAACTGAGGCTGATCTGGATCGACAACATCTTTACCTACTAGAAACCCAGTTGGTCTTTGATTGACAATCTCAGGCACAAGATCTTTAAGCTTGTACCTAAATCCTGTCTTATCGCAAAAACCATAAGCATGTTTGCCTTCAGCGAATCTACTCAAAACTGATAGCCTCCAGGCGATATAAACAACGAAGCCTTGCCTCTGTCGCTATCAGCGGCAAGAGTAAATTGCTCCTCATAATCTGCTTTTAGAAACTGTGATCTCGGTGCAGAGTCTGGAAACTTCATGCTGATTTGATACGCAAGACCAGCCACCAAACACGGCAGGAACCTAGCAGGTACGTCCATGTTATTAGACGCAGGGCTTCCTGAGTCTTCTATTCTTTGCATAAAGTAATACCCAAAGGTATAAGTATCCTGATCATCGGGCGTAGGCCAAAGATGAATAGTGATACCTGTGGGTTTTCTTTCAACGTAGTATTGCAAGGGCTTGCTTTGGGTGAGCTTATTGGATAGTTGCGAGTAATCACTGACTGATATTCTAGTCATTGATTGATCGAACTGGCTTGTGGTATCTCCTGCATTAGTTCTCACGAATGCCTCCACTATGTCTAACACATCTGCACTTAAAGAATATGCGCTAGTGCCAGCAGTCAAAGCTTGAGTTGCATCCCTTACAGTCCACAAGTTAAGGCCACGGTTCTGCCATTCCAACATAAGAAGATTTAAGCTTCTTCTGGCTGTCCTGTAATCGTATCCGCTTCTAAGCTCTCTACCTGCTCTTTCAAATGCTTCTTCCATTGCATCCGCAAGATCGAGGTTGAATGTATATGTGCCGCTAGTTGCCATCTACTTTTTCCTTTTCCTCTTTCTTTTTTTAGCAGGAGAACTTTTAATTTGTTTTCCCATTTGCGCCCGACTAATAGCCATCAGCCTCTACCGAACTTTTGTTTTTGTGACTTGGGTGGGCTTTTCTTGCTACCACCTTTACCAGCCCAAAAAACTTTGTTTGCCCAATAAGCCGCAGATGTTTTGCCTTTCTTGATATTCTTAGCATGTCTAGCTTTGAAGCTTTTCCTAGCTTCAGCAGAATAGTTGTGACCCATCTTTTGATCACCAAACCGTATGATCTTAACTTTGCCTTTGTCCCTAACAGCTACCACGCCTTTTTTGGTTGGATGGCTGGGGGTTTTTTTAGGCTTGTTAAGACCTTTCAGCCCTGCTTTTTTCAGCCTATTCTTTTCAGCATCAGTCAGGCTCACTTTCTATGCCTCGCTGTTTTCTTAGCTACTTTCTTAGGTTGAGAAGAATGTTGTTTCCCTTTCTTAGTGTCCTTTCTTTTCTTCCTAGTAGTAGCGGCATATTCTTTAGCGGATAAAGACTTGATGGCTTTTTCTGGGAGATATCTCTCACCAGTAGCCTTTGGGCCTTGCGTTGATGGTTTACCTGATTTAGTACGCCATTTTTGCTGAGTCCATTTTTTTAGACTCCTTTGAGACTTTTTTAAAGCCATCAGTTCTTATATCCACCGCCAGCTTTTTTGTAAGCAGACGCTAACATTTGAGCTTTTCTGGCACTCCATTGCCCAGGCTTGCCTCCTTTTCCACCTGCCTTTATGCGATTAAAAATACGCTTTCTAAGACCAGGCTTAGTATAGTTGCCAGCTTCGTTGACTCTGCTTTTAGCTTTAGGTTTTGACTTAGCTTTTTTCTTAACCGCCATTATCCGTAACTCTTTGATACTTGAATCAATATGTTGTAGACATCGTTATTACTAGCACCGACAGTGGTAAACATAATGTCACCTGTTTTACCTGAACCTGAATTATTCGGAATGCCTGTAAAATCACTGAAGTCTAGGGTATCTGACCAATCAGCATTAAGCTGCCAAGCAAGCACATCGGTGTCTGCATCAAAAAATATTTTTACGCCCATTCCTATAGTCGAGTAATAAATTTTTTGAATCGTTACGCCTGTGCAAGAGGCATTAGTCATAGGGTCAGCAGACAGCGCAGAAACATCTATCTTCTTTACTGCCGCTTCACCAGAACCATCGCTGACATTGGTAAACCTGAAGATAGCAGTTTTCGCTCCATCTTGAATCGTTTGAGTAGCTACAGCATCAGCCATGTTTACCCCCTATTTAAGATGCGTCAGAGGAACTACTAATTCCAAAGAACTTCAGAACGATAACTGTGTCGCTACCAGGATCACCTGAAACAACAAGCTCTACTTCGTCACCGACTAAGCCGCTGGCTCCTGTAGTAAAACCAGACATACCTAGTACACCGTTACATCCAAAGAACCCTTTGAATCCTGTGCTGTTGAGAGCGGCAGATATTCCATCTACATACCCATCAGTATCAGCGTCAGTGCCTATGTCGTTTAAGTTAACAT